CAAGAAAAAGAAAAAGAAAGCCAAAAAACGAACACCATTACAAAATGGTAATAATGGTCGTAAAAAAAACGGCCAATTCGCCAAAGGCCATAAGTATTCAGTTGGTCACACAAACCCTTTTGCTAAACAACGAGAACTATGGAAATCAGCCATTGCCGAATGTGTTACTAAGCAAGATGTAATTGATGTTTTTAAGAAATTGAAGGAGAAGGCAAAAACAGGGAATATGTCAGCGACTAAGGAATTTTTAGATAGAGTGCTTGGTAAGCCCACGCAGGAACATGAGATAGGAGAAAAAACATTATTCACTTTAGCTGATATAGCAGCACAAATGAGGGTTAATGGTAGCAACGGCCACTGATAACCAGTTAAAGCAGCAGATTTACGATAAGCTTATCGGTTATCGTCAAGACCCGATTGGCTTTATGACAGATTGCCTTGATGTTAAGAAAGAGCATATTTGGTCAAAGATGGTTGATGTTGCTGAGAGCGTTCGAGATAATCAATTTACAGCAGTACCAGCAGGACATGATGTATCAAAGAGTTACGTTTCGGGTCGGATAGCAGTATGGTTCAAGTCTTGTTTTCAGCCCTCTACTGTAATTACCACAGCACCAAGTGATAACCAAATCCGCAATATCCTTTGGCGAGAGATACACACATCTTATTCAGGAGCAAAAGTCCCATTGGGCGGCAAAATGACTTCTTTGATGTGGAATGTGAAGCCAAGCCAAGACATACTGGACAGTTTAGAACCAGCACAAAAGGGGTTATGGGAAAAGAACTTTGCTATTGGGTTCTCGACGTCACCTGACCAGGCGGCAGAACACGCTACGAAGATGCAGGGCTGGCACAATGAATGGCTTTTGGTGATATTGGATGAAGGGTTTGCTATCTTGACTCAGATATGGCGGACGGTGATGGATGCTCTTGTTGTCAATAAGCGATGCAAGGTATTAGCTATAGGCAATCCTACGGACCCAACAAGCGACTTTGCAAAAGCTTTAGCTCCGGGTTCGGGATGGAATGTTGTACGCATATCAGTTAAAGATACGCCAAATTACATTGAGGGCAGAGAGATAATCCCCGGAGTAGCAGGCCGCGACTATGAAGAACGAATGCGCAAGAAGTACGGAGTGCATAGTAATAACTACAAAATCCGTGTACTTGGTGAGCTACCGGATTATCGAGAAGGAACTTATTATGGGCGGGAATTGGCAATAGCAGAGAAAGATAAGAGGATAGGCAATTATGACCACGACCCCACAGCTAAGGTATATAACTTCTCAGACTTGGGGGATATTTATTCTGCCTCACTTGATGTTCAATTCCTTCGTTCTCGAATCAGAATAATTGATTGTTACTGGGATAATCAAGGGCTTGGGATACCAGCAATGGCGAAGATGATGCAGAGTAAGAACTATGTTTACGGTGATTCTTATACTGGTCGTGATATTATCGAGAGTAACCGTAAAAGTATGCAGACGGGTATGGCAACAAGAGATATTGCAGCTCAACTTGGCATAAATTTCCTTCCTGTTCCAGATTCAAGTTTTGATGATGGTATTCAGGCGGTTCGTTCTATTTGGCCTTTGTTGGAGATTAACAAACCCTTGTGTAAGATATTCATTGATGCTGCCAAAGGCTACAGAAAGAAAAAGAACGAGGCATTAAGCACAGATGACCAACCAGTTTATCATAATTCGCCACTACAATCGTGGGAACGTCACATGATGGACGCATTAAGACATCTGGCTTTGCAATATCGCTACGGAACTATCGGCGGAGAAATGATTGGCTACCCCCACCCGATAGCCTCAAACATAAAATATCAAAGAGACGAGGACGCATGGGCCTCGAACCCCTTAGAATTTGGACAAAGGAGAAGCTAATATGTTTTCTTTTGGATTTATATTTGTATCTGCGCCATTGCTTGAAAAACCAGATATTCCAGTAGTCAAGAGCTCTATTCCTCCGACTGTTGAGACTGGCGAAGATAATAAGAAGCGTAAGAAGAAGCGTGGTCCAAGCTCTGCTCTTATGCAAGAGATGGGACCGGCCAAGCTTAGTAATCCGTGGGTGAGAGGGTTGTAGAGATGTCTCAAGAAATAAAAGATATGTATAGAAATGCAGGCTTAAAACCGCCTGAAGGCAAGGGCATACATACAAAGAATGCTCACAAATGCGTTATAAATTACCTCAAAAAAGGATTCTCTAAAGATGAGGCATGGAAAAGATGTGTTGGTGGTATGGGTGCTAAGAATGCGATTAAAAAATCGCATAGACGCAAGAAGGTCACATCGGCGTTAATGAGAGATTAAGGAGAAAAGTATGTGGCGATACATCATTGGTTTCACATTAATTGTGTTCTTGGCTGGCTGCCAGGAATCACGAAAGGTTGTCAAAGAGGACAAGAGTGGCAAATTTCTAATTGAAGCCCGTGACGACTGGAAGGTGGAATTTGGCGATACAGAGCATACACGGTTGATGTTCAATATCGCAGCTAACAGGTTTGACATTAAAGAGTTGATAAAGGCATATATGTTATTACAGAAGGAGGTCTTTAACGAGCCGGGTGAGCCGAGCTTGAGAGAAAGCATTACGGCGCTTGAGTGCAGGTTTGACCCTAATGAATTTGACCCTAATGAACCAAACGAAATAATTATAACAATTCCGGAAGGTGGTGGGACATATACATTTGCCCTTCAAAATATGGAAAAAAGTATTTTTCTTATCGGCAAAAAGGATTTTGATAATTTAGTGCAACGCATAGAAGAACTTGAAAAATGTGCTTGTTTTATTCAGGACGAAGGTTTGTGGGGAGAAGGTTTGTGGGAAGAAGGTTTTTGGGAAGAGTTTGACTCTGGAATGGTTATGGAAAATAGAACAAAGGAATAAGGCGTAGCTTATGAGTGTATGGAGCTATTTTCAAAAGCGATATTGGGCTTGGTTATGCAAGAGAGGAAAACATAAGGACGAGTGCGTTTACAGGGACGAATATAAGGTAATTTATGTTTGTGAACATTGCGAACGTCGGCTTGAGCAGATGACTTTGTTTGGTATGAGCAAGAGTCGCTCTCTACATCATGAAAGGGCCTTAGCTGAAATCAAGCGGATAATGCCAGAGAAGAATCCTATTTTTGAAGGATTAGAAGCGGTGTAGCTTATGGCGGCATGGGAAGAACAAAATCTATACGAGAGAATTAAGACTTACCAGAACGGTCTTGAGGCGAGGCGCTCTTTGTGGGACGACCAAGTTAAGCAGGTTGCCGAATATACTCGGCCCGACCTAATAACAGAAACCAATGAGCAGGGAAAGTTTGTTGGTTCTAAGATTGTTGAGGGAACGCCACCTTGGGCTGCTGGTGTTATGGCATCGGGTTTCAGAGGTAATCTCATCAGTCCCTCCATTGAGTGGTTTAGGTACAGTGAAAAACAACAAGAATTAGCTGGGAATGATGATGTAAATGAATGGCTACAAAATCGGCAAGAACACATGTATAGTGTTTATCGCAATTCCGACCTTTATGCAAATATGCACTCATTTGTACTGAACGGAGTTACTATCGGCTCACCAGTTATTCTGATTGAGGAAGATGAACAGACAGGGAAGATTTGTACGACAGTTCCGCATTACACCGAGAATTACCTGATTAAAGACCGATTCGGCAATGATATTGGCTATCACCGCAAATACGATATGTATGTTCGAGATTTTGTTCGTGCGTTTGGTAAAGATAACAAATCAATAAGCCAAACTACTCAACAGTTAATCAACAGTGGTAAGTATTGGGATAAGGCCGAGGTCATAATGGCTATCTATCGGGCTGATGATGAGATATTCGAACGTGATGCAGAATCCGACACGGATGAGAAACCCGACCGTAAATGGATGCAATATTACATCGAGAACAGCAAACAAGAATCCGCCACAGAGAAAAAGCCTTTATACAGCAAGGGATTTCATCATAAACCTTTTAGCGCTTGGCATTATATGCGTTTACCCAACGAAGATTATTCCCGCACTCCAGCATGGTTCGGTATGTCAGATATTAAAGCAACACAGGCTATATGGATTTCGATTTGGGATATAATCCAACAGCAAGCAAGGCCGAGTCAGTATGTTCTTGATACTATTAAAGGACGTGCACGGTTCGGTCCCGGTGGTATTACTTGGGTTAGTTCTCAGGAATTGGCGGCTGGACCGGAAGGACCATCGAAGCTGGTCAATAAAGGCTTGCGCTCTGATATAGGTCTGGAATTAGGTAAGCACGTCAACGAAAAGGTAGAGAGATTATTTGCCGTCCAGTTGTTTATGATGCTGATGAAATGGCAATGGGAAAAGAAAGCACCACCGACCGCTACACAAGTCGCAGGTATGATAGGAGAACAAACAGTCCTATTGAGTGCTGGTATCGAGAGTTTTGCAGGGCCACTACTGAGAGATATTGATGAGCAGTTTACTGCTATAGAGGAGTACAAGGGCGAATTGCCCGAACCTCCTGATATTGTTCTCGAATATGCAGCTATGGAGAAAGCATATTACGGTGAGAGTAAGGCCGACAAGGTTGATGTGAACTTCATGGGTTCGCTGGCACAGGCACAGAAGATACAGGTCGGCTTGAGGAAGATTTACAACTCGCTCGGTATTGCCGGACCAATTATTGAACTTTATCCTCATGCAGTTCATAAAGCCAGATGGGATAAAATGCTTGAAAGAGCATTTGAGGAAATCGGCATCCCACAGGATGAGATTGTGCCGGAAGAAGAATTTAAGGTAATCGTACAGGGAATAAATCAGGTGGAGCAACTAAAACAGCTTATCGGTGGTGGTCGTGAAATGGCGGCTGCCGTTAAAGATTTACAAGGAGCAACTGACAGGACAAGCCCGTTAGCAGCTTTAACTGGTGAGTAAGAAGATATGGCAAAGAAAGAAACAGATTTTAAGTCTCCAATTGACCGAATGTTGGATAAGGAAGGCCGAGAAAAAGAGCAGGTAATCGAAGATAGGAAGGTGAGCGATGAGCTTATCAAGCTCAAGATGGGTTTTTACAAAGGGGGTTCATACTTGATTCAATATCTTCTTGACGATGTGTTTTGTGAATTAAAAACCCCTGAGCTAACAGTTAAGCATAATTGGTCTTATGAAACATTGATGCAATTATTTGATGCCCTCCATGATGACAAGAAAAAAGAAAAGTTATTGAAGGACTTATCCGAGTTTTTGCATAAGCGGATTAAGTTACCGGAGAAAAAAGAATAGAGAAAGGAGTATTTATGGCGATTGATTTGCGAAAAATGACAAAGGTGGACTTGATAGCGGTTGCTGATAATAACCATATCGAGATACCTGCGAAGGCGAACAAGAACACAATTCTTACAATTCTGGAAAAGAAGTTGCCGAAGATGAACTTAGGCGAGGATGAACAACCGAAAAAGAAAAAACCAAAAGAGGAACAACCGCCCATCCCGGCAAAAGGTGCAAAGCTGACTCCTGAACAAGAATTGCGCATTGCTCTCGAGGAGGACAGGGAGGATATCAGGCGTTATGTGTCTATGTCTGGAAAGTACCGGACAGGGCTGACGGCTGATGAAATGGAAACCGGCAAAAAGCTGGTTAAGAAACTTGGTTTAACTGTAAAGGAGTAAAAGATTATGGCAGAACAAACTGTAACAGACCCGTCCTCAGAGATGGATACTCCGGGACAGGAACAGGCCGAATGGTTGAATGACCACGATACCCTGTCAGAAGATGCCAGAAAGTTACTTGATAAGTACAAAACAAGAGATGAAGCTCTTGAAAGTATTGTCGGCAAGGAAAAGTTGTTGGGTGACCCAACGAGGTTGCCTGAAAATCTTGATGGTATGTCTGAATCGCAAAAGACCGATTATATTGCGAGGTTCGGTAAGCTTATCGGTGTACCAGAAAAAGCAGATGGCTACGAGCTTACAATGCCGGAAGGTGTTGAAGTTGTTGAGGCAGAATTTCTCACTAAGGTCAAAGAGATAGCGGCCAAAGGCCATGTGACCCATTCAACATTACAGGCGTTCACTGACCTTTACAACGTAACAATGGCTGAGCGAGCAGAAGCTGCCGAACAAGCAAAGAAAGATGCTGCCGACAAAGCCACAGCAGCTTTTAAGAAGGAACTGGGTAAGGAATACGAATCAACATTAAAACTTATCCAGAAACTTGCAGTCAATTATGCAGGTGAATCCGTAAAGGAACAGGCTGAAGTGCGGGATTGTTTTGATGAAAGCGGACTCGGCAACATAGTTCCTATTATGAGAATGCTGAATCGAATGGCTAAGGAACTTGTAGCGTCCGGCAAGATGTTTCCTTCCGCACAAGTAAGCGGGAAGAAAAAGCAATTCCTTGATTACTCGCATGTAGATAATGATTAGTTAGTACAAAAAAACTCAGATACCTCGCCACAGGCGAGCCTGATGCTTACCGCAAAGTGCGGTCGCCATAAACAGGCGTAAAAGCGTTAGGACGAGCCCACGTCATTGTGGACACCTCTCCGAATAGTGCAGTTTTAACGAATTTGAAACTTTGACAATTTAGGAGTGTTCACAATGGCTGAGATAAATGTAGCTAACAATTTCGGCTTTGTAGAACTGGCTAAAAGGATTGCGCCCGGGGATAAGTCATTGCTTGAGATTATGGAGGCAATGGCTGAGCAAAATCCAATGCTTGAAGATGTACCATACAAGCAGACCAACCAGCTCTACTCCGAAAAAATAAACCGCAGAACGAGCTTACCGCAGGGTACATGGCGAAAAGCGTATCAGGGTGTCGCCAAAAAGGCATCGACCACGCAGACCGTAACCGTCCCCACAGCTTTACTTGAAGCACGAAGTGAAGTTGATGAGGATATTGTTGATGGTTCGCCAGACCCTGATGGTACTCGCAAGAGTGAGGATGTTGCTTTCACCGAAGGTATGGCGCAACAGGTCGCCGATGCCTTTATTGAGGGTACAGATATCGGCAATCCCGAGCGCATTCAGGGATTGTATCAGTATCTAAACGACCTTGACCTTACAACCGTGTTTGATGGAGGCAATGCAGGAGGAACTTCTATTATCGCAGTTGACTGGTCTTTCAAGACCACTTACGGTATTTACCCTTCGGCGGCCTCTAACAGAGGACCACTCGGCTTAACCGCCAAGAACAAGGGCAAGGAAAAAGTACTTGATGGCAGCGACGACCCCTTCTATGCCTACGTCACACAATTCAAGTGGTGGATGGGTTTAGTCGTTCGTGACGAGCTTGCTATTGGCCGCTACGCAAATGTCAATTCAGAAATCGGCGGCTCAAACGGATTCGATGAGGACAAGTTGATTGAACTTCTTGAGGTCGGCCACTTCAATCCGAGAAGGACTGTTCTTTACGTCAATAAGCTGGTCCGCGCCCAGATGCGCATTAGGCTGAAAAACAAAGCAAACGTCCATTTCAATCAGCGTATGGGACTAAGCGGCTCCCCGATTCTTACATTCGCAGAATTACCCGTTAAGAGATGCGATGCAATTAAGACTAATGAATCTACGGTTACATCATAATCGCTTGGTGAACTGAAATGTTAACAATGCTTTTAAGGAAGTAAACGATGAGTTTTATAGATAGCAATTTAGAACTATGGGACGACCAAGCTCTTACCGCCAGCGAGGAAAGCAGAACTAACGGCGATAAGCTGGACATGGAAGAAAATGGAGCCACTGATGCCCAACTCGACCGGCTGTTTTTTAATGTTCTTATTGGCACTGCTTTCGCTGGTATGGCAAGTGGGGCAAGAATTGAACTTTGGACTTCTGACTCGGCCACATTCGCATCAGGCGTTGATGTAATTGCTTCATTTGGTAGTGAGGATAATCCTTTAAGTGCAGCAGACCTTGCGGCAGGCGAGGCTTTCAGTGTTAGTGTTCCCACTAAGCAGCTGAAAAGATACGTCCAGGCTAATTTTGATGCCGTTAACGAAGAGGCGTCTGCTGGTAAATTGGGTGCTTGGCTTGGTATGGAGCCAATACAACGTCCTATGAACATTCAAAAAGAACCCTCATAAGGAAGGAGCGCAAATATTATGAA